GAGGCGTCGGGTTGCTCAAAAGCTCTTGCGATACCGGCTCGCCGTATTCCCGCACGAGATCTGTGAAGACCACGAAGTTGAACGGCACAGTCAGGTTGCGGGCAAAGCCGCGATAAAGCCGCTCGACCCATGCTTCATTGTACCGGCTCGAAAACGACTTGCTGTGCTGGTTTGTTTGCCAGAACGGCACCGCGACCGTGATCACGATGCAAACTTCATTCGCTCGGAAGGCCCGCTGCGGGTGCAGGCCCGACCATTAAGCCAGAGCGCACCAGCGGGAACATTGCGCGTCACGCGCTCACCCGCGGCAATCATAGCCCTCGCCCCGATACGCACGCCCGGCAAAACGACCGCGTTCGCCCCAATGCTTGCCCCATCCTCCACGATGACAGCCCAGCGGGTGCCGTCGAATTCTTCCGGCCGATACCCGGTCTTGTCCGTGCGCGGCCAAGCGTCATTTGCGAACACGACACCGGGGCCGACGAAGATGTCGTCTTCCAGCAAGAACCCTGGCCCCATCATCACGCCGCCACTGATCCGGCAACGGTCGCCAATCACCGGCCCGTGCAGCATCGCAAAGGGCGAGACCGAACAATCCCGGCCAAGCATCGTGCCGCCCGTCACTGACGCGAACTGGCGAATGACCGTGCCGTCACCGATCTGCACTGTCTCATCCGTAAAGGCCAGCGGGTGAATGTCCGCTTTGGTCGAGATCATGCAACGCCTCCGCAAGTGGCATCCGGCGAATAGACGTAAGCGCCGTTCTTTCGCTCGCATTGATCAGGTCAACGCCCCATGCCTCACAGGACTTGGCCGCGTGCGCGAAGGCCCGGCGCCATGTCTGGAAGCTGTTGTCGGTCGGGTTCTTCAGCCCGTGCGGTGATGCTTCGTCGTGGTCGCCGTGCCAGTGCGATCCGCCAACCGTGGCGCCACAATCAAGCCCGATGAAAATGACCTTCGTGCAGCCAAAATGAATGGCCAGGTTCAGCGCCTGGAAGCCTGAGTTATTGCCGTAGGTGATGAACGATCGGTCGAGGCTCAACTGCACGCCATCACGGCCCTTGACCTGCCTCGCGCCAAAGCCCGACGCCGAGCCGCTTTGTGTCCAGCGCTGACCGGCGAACGCGGGCTTGTAGTGGTGCCACCAGCGGCCGTCGCAGGCGTAAAGAGCATCAGCCCAAGGGGCGAGCTCCCAGCTATTGTTGACCGCTATTGCACGGCACAGGCCGCGCTCGTGATAGCACCTCACAAGCTCGACTTGCGCAATGGTAAGCGACGGGCCGGAAGCGATGATAACGCACGCCTCACCCGGCCACTGTCGCGGGACGATATCAGCCGGGAAACGAAGCCATTTCGGTTTCAGCCTCGCGCCGGTCGATTTCCGCCTGGATCACCCGTTCCGCGCTCGCAACGCGGTCTTTCGGGTCCGGCTCAAAATTCGCATTGATCTGCTTGGCAAGCGAAACCTTCTTCGTCCACGGCTTCAAAGCCTGCCAGTTGTCAGGAATGGCCACAATGGCCGGCCCAGCGTCCGGCGCGGTCTTGTCAGCCTTGGCCGCTGCCTCTGGCATTGTCTCATCCGGGTTGAAAACAGCCATATCACGCCGAACCGGAACGCCGGCCGCGGCATAGGTCGCCGCGATGCTGTCGCCGTTCGGCGCGTCCAGCGGGACCACGGCGCCGTGTGCGCCTTCCGCCAGAACAGTCCGGCCGTGGGCATCTTCGCCCGGCTTGATCCACATCATGGGGTTGCGGATCTGCGCTGCAATCTTGTTCGCGCGGAACTGCGCCGCCAGCTCTTTTGCGCGCGGGCTGTCTTCAAAAATCAGAATCACGCGCTTCATGGCTGCGCCTTTCATGGAAGATGATGCGGCGGGAAGAGGCGAACCCCTCCCCGCCGATCAGGATTAGCGGGACTGGATGATCACGCCGGCAAGCGAACGCTTGTCGTTGTAAACCTTGTCCCAGTTGGTGCTGGTGCCCAGCGCCGTGCTGTTCGGGTTGGCGCCGCCATTGGCGACATCCCAGCTCGCGCCCTTGACGCCGAGGCTGAACGCCCCTTCGCCCTGGATGCGATAGGCGAGGTTTTCCAGGCCCGTGACCATCTCGCCGTGGATCGTCTCGCCTTCGGAGGTCTCCACCGCCACAGCATCAGCCGTCAGGCCGAGGGTGTAGTAGTCAGTGACTTCCGGCGAACCAGACGTGGCGTACAGCGAAGCGGAATCCGTCACCAGAACCGGGCGGTTCAGGGTGAGCGGGTTGCCTTCGGCGACGTTGAAGTTGGACACGCCGTCGATGTTGGCCGCGATCTGCTGCTTGACCAGATCGAAGTAGACCTTCGAATGCATCACCCAGAGGATGACGTTCGAGGCCGCATCGCCGTACTTGGACAGGCCATCGACCAGATCCGAGGTGGCAATGGTGCCGTCAGAGGCAACCGTGTGCTTGTTGGCCGACTGACCGTTGAGGAAAGCCTTGGCCGACAGAACAGCGTCGTCGGTCTGCTTGACCAAAGCGGCCTTGGCCGCCTGCTCGCCGACCACGAACATGAACTCGTCTTCGTCGAACTGGCCGTTGGTGGCCTTCTTGAAGCTGTCCAGCGTGTTGGCGATCGGGCCGAGCTTCCAGTTGAGCTTGACCTTGAGCTCTTCGGACTGAGCCAGCGCGATGTCAGTGACACCGGAGACCGAGGTCGTATCCCGGCGCGTGATCAGCGAAGAGGTGTTGGCGAAGAACGAAGAGTAATCGTAATTGCCGGGCTTGAAGTTGTTGGACAGGCGGATCGCATTGCGGGACGCCTGGTTGAACACGTCGGTGTTCTGCACGAGGGTTTCAATGAAACCACCCTGGATACGCGGGTCGTAGACCTTCATATCCGATGCCTTGCCGATAGCCATATCGATGTTCCTTTCAGGAGTTAGGGGCTATCTCGGGAACGGCATCGAGGACCGGGATCAGGCTTTCGCGAGATCGGCCGGATTGATGGACCCATCCGCCAAGGCGCGAGCCTTTTCGGACTTCGACATCTTCGATGCCTGCGGATTGACGGTTCCCCCGCCCTTGCCCGGGGGCGTCCCGCCACCGGTCTTGTCGGTGCCCTGGAATGCCCACTGAAAACCGGGGTCATTCTTCAAGCTCTCGACGAAAGAGTTGATATTCATGTTCGAGCCGTCGCCGGCAATGCGCGGGTTGCCGTCATCATCCGTGACCATCACAACGCGCTTGCCGTCGCGCATGTCCGTCTTGATGTAGCGGTCCACATAGGCATCCAGCGCCTTGCGGCGCTCCGGCATGACGCCCTGGGCATCGAACGCATCGCCCTTGGCACGAAGCCGGGCCGTCTGGTCTGCCTCGCCTTTGAGGCTCTGGTTTTCGCTTTGCAGGGCGGCGCGTTCCTTGTCGAACTCCGCCATCATCTTTTCGCGGACAGCCTTGACGCGCTCCTCGATGAGCTTGTCGGCTTCCTTTGCCGGATCTAGCTGGGAAAGCTCTTCATACTTGGCCAGCGCTTCAGCGGCTTTCTTCGGGTCGATGTCCCCAAATGCCGCGGCCTGCTTTTCAGCCGCATCAGCGCGTGCGCGTTCCTTGCCGAGGGCCGATTTCAGGCCGGAAACGTCTTCCAGCGCATAACCGGACGCGCCGTCCACTTGCAGGACAAACTTGCCCTTGAGCGGGCCGTCTGCCTGCTCGGTGTAGAAGCCGCGAACCGCTTCATCAGCGCCGTCGAGACTGTCAAGAATTGCTTTCAATGCCATTGTACTCATATCCCATGAGAGAAAAGCGCCGTCCTGGCGCAAAGGTTCGTCCCGCCGGGCTCCTCCCGGTCAGGCCGCATCGCCCGTTTGGGCAAAGTCAGTCAGCAAAGCGCCGCGTCAGCTCTTCAAGCGACAGCGGATCGCCTCGAAAGTCCAAAAGCTGCGAGAGCGTCAGTTTCTGCTCGCGCCACAAGCGGGCACGGCCCGGCCCCAAAATCTCGCTTTGTTCGGCATTCGTCTTGCCGCGCAGCCAAGTCTCGAACGTCTGGCTTGCCGGGACAGGCCCATCAGCGGACGCCCGTTGGCCAGGAATGCGCACGCCCTGCCCGATGCGCGGCAGCAAGACGCTGCGGCACCCAACATGAATGGGCGGGACCTGATAGGGCACAGAATGGCCGCCGATTGGGGCCTTTGTCGCCATGTCCCAGGCTTTGCCGTCGCGCGCAGAGCATTGCAGCGTCGTGCGGCTGTCCAGGGTCGATGAATGAACCTCTGCCGTGATCAGATCCGCATTGGCCTCATAGACCGCCGTGCGGGCTTGGTTGCCGATTGCATTGACCGATGTTCGCACCAGCGCGGCCGCTTGCCGGCGGGTCGTCTCCATGATCCCGTCTTTGAAGCTATTCGCCCGCGTCCCGCGCACCCGGCGGATGAGCTGGTCGAGCGTATCGCCCTGCGCGACACCCAAGCGCATCTGCTGGGCAAAGCTCTGGGTCAGGCTGTCGGCTTGGCGTGACCACCAATCATTCAGCGGCACGCCGACGATCTGCGCATTTGCCACCAGGCCGCGAAGAAGCTCGGCAGGAGCGACGCGAACGGCGGTCTGGATACCAGCGCTCGAAACCGCATTGTTCAGCGCTGTGTGCGCCCATGTGGCCTCTGCGGCGGCGTAATCGGTCAACGCGCTGGCCGATGTGTTGCGAATGCCGCGGATCATCTCACGCATCCGCGTGCGCGTATCTGTCAACAGAGCTTCAAGCCGGCGCCTTTGCGCGGCGGTCTGGCTTACCCCGGTTGGGTCAAACCGCGATAGGCGGCTGACAATCTCTTCCTCGACCTCCCGAAGGATTCCAAGAATCCGGCGGCGCTCGCTTGCGTCAAACCTCAGCCCGCCGACTGCGCGGCGGCGAAGGCGTTCAGCATATCGCTCTGTTGCATCGCGCGCGGATGCACCATCAGGCGGCGGCATCGGCGCTCAAGCCCCCGCCCTCGACATCAAGGCGCGCATCATTGGCCTCGATGTTCAGATCCTCGACGACGCCAATCTTGCCCATTTGCTCCAGATAATCAGTCCGGCTCAAATCACCCCGGTCGCGCATGGCGTTGAGGCCGACAACGGCGGCTTGATTGGCCGCGCGAATGGCGAACTTCGTGTTGAACTCAGCCTTCGCGTCGAACTTTTCATCCATCCAATCGGCAGCGATGACCAGCGCCTTGGTGATGCATTGCGAGAGATTGACCGCCAGAAGCTGCCCAAGGGACATGGACTGGTTTGCGTCAATGCCCGCCTCGGTCGCCGTCGCAGCGCGGCGCGTCATGTAAGTCTCGATCGACATGCGGACCATCCATTCCTGGATGTCTTGAATGTCCGTGCGGCCCGCGTTGATCGCATCGCCCTTGTGCTCGACCCAGCCGATCTTGACCTCTTGGCCGGTCTTCATGGCGGTGTTCGCGCCGATTTCGACGGATTGCTCTTCATCCCCGCCCGCAATGTGCAGGAACGGAACGCGCGCATAGTGCAGAATGTTCGCCTGATCGGCGTAGGACTGCCACCAGCGCAGATTCATCTGCGCCAGATCCTCAAACGGCGGCTTTCCGGTCATATATCCTGTGCGCGTGCCAAAAAACGTGGCCAGCGGGATGTATGACAGATTGATCGGCGTTGCCGGCGCAATCGGCGCCCATTCATTATCGGCGTTGAGCTCGAAAACCGTTTCCTCGGAGAACGCCACGTTCACACGGCGCACCCGGATCTGTTCGACCATCTCCTCGCTGCCGAACTCGTCCTCGGAATGCTCGCGCCAGGTGCGATACCGGATCTGAGACAGGAATGTCTGACCGTTGACCTGCTCGGTGCGCCAGCCAATGAGGTTTTCAGGCCGGATCAGCACGAAATAAGGCCGCAGCGTGAGCGCCATATCGGCCTCGCGCGACCCGTCGCCATTGTTGACCGGAAAATCAACCAGAACATGCGCCAAACCGGCCGAAGCGCCGACTTCGAATAGCTCCTGCGCGAACTCGGCCAATGGCGTCCCGTCGCGGTCTACGTCGTCAATCACATCCTGCATGGACGCAGAAATGGTCGCGTTTTCGCCTCCGGCTTTGAACTGCACAGGCTTTGCGAAAATATACCCGGCCAGTGTGGACAGGTTGCGCGAAAACTCATTGAGCAGAACCGCGCGGCTTAGTCGGCGTTCATATGCCGTCAGGGTTTCCGCCGGCTCACGGGGCAGAAAGACTTCGCCTTGCTTGCGCATGGCAGGGGTTCCGCCCATCAGCGCCACCGGCAAGGCCCAGCGCTTTGCCATCTCGGCATGTTCTGCGCGTGGCGTTGCAACGTCGCTCATAAGCTCAGATCTCCTGCTGTGTCATTGCGCTGCTGGTCGATGAAACCCGGTATCGCATCGTGTCGATCAGGTGGTCCTCGCCCTCGGTGTCATATGCGTCCGGGTCTTTGTCCGAGCGCTGGACTTCGCCCATGTTGCGGGCCAGGTGCGGGCATTCCTCGCCAAAGATGAACAGGCCGGGCCTTTCCATCGGCCTGCCCGCCTCATAGGGCCGTGATGCCACAAGGCGATCCGCAATGGCTTTCGACCCTGTGACCCGCGATCCGGGGCGCTTGTCAGCCTCCGTGAAGCGAACACCCTCTGCCTTGTAGCTGTCATGGATCGAGCGCTTGCCCGCGCCCTGAAAAATCTGTGTATCGGCTGGGCCGGGCCGAACGTTCAAACCCCAACGCCGCGCCAGCGCCTTGTCGATCGAACGAATGTCCTCGGCAATCTTCGCATCGGTATCGCGCCGGCCGATGTTCCAGTCAGAGACATTGCCCGCCGTGCCGTAAAGCTCATGGATTGCAAACAGCGTCCCCTTTGGGAAGGCGTATTCAATCCCCGGCGCGATCTGCGCAGGCGTCCCGTCGGATTCGGCCCACCATATTGTTGCGTGCGGGCTCGACCAGCCCCAGTCATGGCTGCGATCAATGCGCCAGGACATCGGCGGCCGGAACGCCTCGATGACGTGCGTGTCAGGGTCGTGGATGCCGTAGAAGAACCCGCCAATGGCTGTTGACCAGTCGCCATCAATCCACGCTTTGCGCTTGGCCATGTCGGACGGCTGCAAGCGCGCCTGATAGGCCGGGTCCGCTTTAATCAGCTCCGGGTTGTCCGCGAACATCATTTTCAGATGCGTGCGGGTGATCTCGACCGTGACCTTGCCGCCGTCCAGGCCGTCGACCTCGACCCGTTCGCGCTGGATCACACCAGCCGGCGCCGGGTCCACATAGCGGGCCTTAACCCATGCCGCGCCAGCACCCCAAGGGTTGCCTGTGCAGCGGATCATGCGAGGCACATCAGGGTCAGACGACCGGCACGAGCCCATGACCGCGGTGTAGAGCTTGTCATTGGGCCACTGTGGCAGCTCATCCCAGCCGATGAACGGCCATTCCTGGCCTAGGAACTCGCCTAGATCGTCCTCACGCTTTGCATGGCGGAAATAAAGCCGCTCCCCGTCAGGAAACTGCCAGTAATAGTCCGATGCGCTCTGGTGAAACTTCGCGCCGGGGAAGATCCGGCCAAACCATTTTTTCGAGCGCTCGACCAGATCGGTCAGGTCTTTGTACTCACGGCGGAAGATAACCCCTCGCCATGCCTGTTTGTGACCACGCCCCACATGCTGGGCAAATGAGAACAGGAGCGCGTCGGATTTACCGCCGCCCCGGTTGCCCCATCCAAGCAGCTCGAACGCTGGACAAGACAGATACCATTCCTGTGGGCCGGGGTTCGCCCTCCAGGCGATCCGCATTGCCATCAGGTCAGTCTTCCCCGGAGACCCGCTTCTCCCAGTCTTCCGGTGTGGTCTGTGCAGGGGCCACCATGACGCCCGTGTGCTTCAGCTCGCCGGAGTGCTGGACGTCCTGCTTGTCACGCTGGCCGAGCATCTGCTTACCAAGCCAAATCAGCATCGTGGCGTTGCCGTCCTGCGCCTTCTTCCATTGTGACCGGCGCAGTGATGCCTTGCCCTCGTCGGAATGCTTTTTGTAAAGCCCCGCAAAATTCTCATAGCCGCGCTCGGCAATCCGGCGATTTAGCGTGTCGACCGACATACCAAACACGCCGCAGATTTCCTCTTGCGTGCATTGAATGCGGATCATCGCCACAAGCTTTTCATAGTCTTCATCGTTCATAGGCTTTGATGGGCCTTTAGGTCCGGGCTTGGCCATCTTTAGCCTCATGTGATGGAGCGTGACGGTCGGTGCTGCCCCGCCGCTGTTCCGAGTGGACCTCGGTCATCGCCTGCTTGTCACGCTTGGGGTAGGGTTTTGACAGGGGCGCGATCTGGGCGCGCATCTCTGCGTCTAGGGGCATTAGATATTTGTGTTTGTCGCCAGTTTTGATTTTCTGCACCGCCTGGTCGGAATGTTTTAATAATGGATAGCTTGTTCGCAATGCCTTCGCGTGCCAGACCTTGCCCTTGTAAAGCAGCGATGGAACACCCTTGGCGCTTCCGACATAAAGCCACCCTCCCGCCTGATACACGCCGCCGTGATGGCCCTGGCTCTGGTCTGCATAGCTAACAACCAAACGAATGCCAGGCTGACTTTTCCTTAAAAAATTTAGCGCGATCCGCACGATGCGAGAAACGGGCGAAACGTGACCGCGCCGAAGAGCGATTCTGGTTAGCTCGACGCATTCATGTATCGTCAAGCCATAAGGCTTTCCGATTGATGGGTTCGCCCCGTGTCCAAACACCACGACACCAACAAATGCGCCGTTTTCCCATGCCCCTATAGCAACGCGCTTTTGCAATGATGACGGAAGGCACTTGCTATAATGCCAATTCTCGCAGGCATACTTCGCCGCTTTATGCGTTGCCCAATCAACGCGAAGATCAGCTTTCGACATCACGCAAATCGTATTTTGTGTCGCAGTGCGGGCACGTTGTCCATTTCGGCGCAAGCTGGTCAAGCGCACCTTGGTCTTCAATTGTCCCCGGCTCAAAATCCGAATTTAACGCCGCTAATTCTGCGTCATCAAAGCCCGCAATCCTTACGTCAAAATCCAGATCCGCCAAATCCGCCAATTCCAGCGCCAGCAATTCATTATCCCAGCCCGCATTTAGCGCCAGCTTGTTATCAGCCAGGATATAGGCCCGGCGCTGCGCATCACTAAGGCCGCTCAGCTCGATTGTCGGGACCGTATCAAGGCCAAGTTTACGCGCCGCCTGTAAACGCCCGTGTCCGGCAATGATACCCTTGTCGCCATCAATCAGGATCGGATTGGTGAACCCGAATTCCTTGATGCTCGCCGCAATCTGCGCCACCTGATCATCGCTGTGCGTCCGGGCATTGCTGACGTATGGCACCAAGTCCGCGACGGGCAGGTAGGCAACCGCAAGAGTTGCTGTGCGTTCGCGCTCGGTCATCTCAGGCTTCGCTTTCATCACTCACGACGCAAGGCTCGAACTCGACTTCCACATGAGCCGTGCCGCCCGCCTCGATCCAGGCTGCAGCACCAATAGCGCCGGACGCCTTGGCGCGATCCAGCATTGCGCCAAGCATTTCGACCGTGGTGATCTGCTGGC